ATCACATGCGCAGATGTTGGGTTATGAAACAAGATCCCGTACTGCTGCAAATGCACTAATTAATATTTCTGTAAATTTATCCAGTGTTTCTGGTCGTCCTGCAAAATTAAATATACCCAAAGGGAAACAATTTACAAGTTCAGTTGATGGTATATCATATACATTTAGGACAAGAGAAGCAATTAATGCAAGTGACGATGGTACAGGATTATATGTATTTAAAAATTCATCAGGCGGCACAAATATTGCAATTTATGAAGGTGTAGAAAAAACAAAAACATTTTTAGTGGGTGAAAAAACTGAAAGACAAATTTACATAATTCCAGATGAAACAATTGATACAATGTTAACCGATGTAAATGTATTTGAAACTTCTAGTTCTTCCAATTTTACAACATATACTCCACTCAGTCAGGCAATTACAATTGATGCCAATACGACTTTTTATGCAATTCATGAATCGCCAAATGGATTTTACGAATTAAATTTTGGTGATGGTATTTCATATGGTAAATCTCCAGAACCTGGTGAAAAAGTTGTAGTAACATATTTGTCGTGTAAGGGTGCCTTGGCTAATAACGGTAATGTATTTGTTCCTGTTTCTGGCATTACCGTTAATGGTATTGAATATTCACTTTCGATCGTAACGAATACAGAGTCAAGTGGTGGAGCAGCTAAGCAATCAATAGAATCCATACGGCAACTTGCTCCTATTGCATATGCTGGACAACAAAGACTTGTAACATCTTTAGATTATAAAGCAATGATTGAAAGTAATTTTCCGCAGGTTTCTTCGGTATCTGTGTGGAGTGGTGATGAAAATATTCCTATCGATTATGGTAAGGTTTATATAGCAATTAATTTTACTGACGGAACGTCGTCAACTGTACAGCAGGCTGTTAAAGATGCAATTGTTACAAATTATACTACCAATCTTTCTGTAATGTCAATTAAACCTGAATTTATTGATCCTGAATTTGTATTTTTGGAATTAAATAATAATTTCCAATTTGATCCTGGTTTAACTGGTAAAACTTTAGGAGCAATGGAAGACGAGGTGTTTAATTTTATTAAATCATATTTTGTGCAGTCCTTAAGAGACTTTGGTCAGGTATTTAGAAAGTCTAATTTAATGACAGAAATTGATGCACTTGATAAGGCCATTTTATCAAATGACATTGATTTAAAAATACAGATGAGATTAGAAGTTATATTAAATGTTCAAAATACAAAAACCTTAAATTTCCCTGTAGCAATAGCCACACCAGATGATATTTTCCACAGAATTCAATCAGACACATTTGAATTTAATGGAATACCAGCACAAATTAAAAATCAATTGAAAACCACAACATTACAAATATTTGATCTAGATGGAAATATTTTACTTGATAATGTAGGTGGATATAATCCTGCAAAAGGAAGTGTGTCAATTATTGGTTTAAATCCAAGTCAAGTTATTAGTGGTAATACATTTATTAAGATAGCTGCAACACCACAAAGTGATTCAAAAATAGAACCACTACGTAATTATATTCTTGCACTTGACGTTGGAAGATCATCGGCAACTGCAAGAACAGATAGACAAACTGCAAATTTACAAGTTAGTATCTAATGGCCACTTTTGAAACACAAAAAGATCTTTTTAGATTTGATCCTAACTTCCGAAAAAGTTTGGTTCAAGAAGTACTGCCAGAATATTTCCAAACATCGTATCCTAATTTAATAGAATTTTTGGAAGGCTATTACGAATTTCTTGATTCTGATCTAAACTATGGTGGTTCAATTGCAGAATTAAATACAATAAGAGATTTACAAGATACAACTTTGAAGAGACTGGATTTTGTATTTGATGAACTTGCATTAGGAATATCACATACACAATTTACATTCCCGAGAGAAGCCTCAAGAAATTTCGGTAATTTTTTCCGGGTAAAAGGATCACTTTATTCTGCAGAAGGTTTTTTTAGAGCATTTTTTAATGAAGAAATAGAGGTTATATATCCAAAGGAATCAATACTTAAAATTGGTGTTGATCCTATTGGACCAGAACAGGCATTTGTTTTAACTGATGGTAGACTCTATCAAATACTATCGGTTTTAATTAAATCTCCTATTTCATTAAATACCTGGGAACAGTTATATCGTAAATTTGTACACCCTACAGGATTTTTCCTAGGTGCACAAACGGTACTTGAAGGTGAAGGTATCATAACAATTTCAACTGCTTCCTCAGAGACAGATCTAGATCCGAGGCTTAAGGTAGTATCAAATGCTGCATTCTCGTATTCACCAGAGGCAGATACCACTATATTAATTCCTGATGATGGTGGTGATTCAGATGGATGTCCACAACGTATGAATCCGCTACGTACCATCGATTATTATGGTGGTGCTACAAATACCATGCAATATTTTACAACGTGGTATAGCAATTTAGATGAATGGGGCGGATTTCCACTTGCTGGAATAACATTTGATGATGCAGCAGATTCTGCAGGTGCATCTGCAATGAGGTTTGATAACACATATGAAACAATGGATTTACGGCAATATGAAGTTGTATGTGTACCTTATGTTGATGATGGCCATATTGCAGATCAAAGTCAATTAACAATTGGCCAATATGTTGTCGAAGGACTATAAAAACTATTATAAATAACATTAATTCAGATTGTAGGATTTAATATGGGTAAGCAAACTATTAATGTCGGAACTACCGGTAATGACGGTACCGGTGATGATCTACGTACCGCCGGCAATAAAATTAATGATAATTTTACGGAACTGTATAGCGATGTAAGAACTCTACAAGTTACTACTGGGGCCACCGGTACCAACTTGGGTGTTACATTTGATAGTAATGAAATTATATTTGAAGGTACTGCAGACTCATTTGAAACAACCTTAAGTGTTATTAATCCTACAAAAGATAATACAATTAATTTACCAGATTCAAGTGGTACCTTAGTTCTGGATACTAATATTGCTGCAGTTGTAAATAGTGCCACACTGAGTATTATTAATAATACCGTTGACTCCGATTACATTGCTGTACGTACCGGTGTTGCTATGGATTCTGGTGCAACACTTATCATTGTAAGAAATAACTCAGTTGATTCAAATGATGTTACACTAATTGTTGATTCTGCATATGTACAGGCAAGACAACTTGCTGGTACGGATTCTGCACTCTTTACAAAATTAACTGCAGTAGCAGGTCATATAGTACCATCAGTTGATAGTACATATGATTTAGGTGATTCTGCACGTAAATGGAAAGACCTATATTTAAGTGGCACAACAATCCATCTAGGTGATACAACAATTAAAAATGATGGTGGTAGTGTAAAATTTGGTCGGCCGATTACTGCAAATATTAAAGTTGTAAATTCCATGGACTTACAAGGTAATTCCTTTGTTGATTCAAATGGAATGAATATGCGTTCACCTAAATTTAATTTTGCTACGATTGATGGGGCACAATATATACACTTTAATCAAAATGCACCACAAGTTAGAATAGGTGATTCGGATACACCTGCAGGTTATATACAACTAGGTCATAATACATCTAATAGCGGTTCTGTTGGAAAAGGTACTGTACACTACAATTCAACAGATAATCAGTTTAATTTTAAAGATAGTGATGGTTGGTTTTCACTACCGAGAACTGCATTTGATTCTGCAGATGTAATTTCTACAGTTGATAGTGCTTATGTAAGAGCAAGGGCAGTTGAACCAGATATTAGATCATATACTGTTGGAACAGTACCTAATAACCCAAAGAATGGTAATTTAATTTTTGTAAGTAACGGTAACTCGGGTGCACCATGCCTTGCTGTTTTTGACAGTGATGCAGGATTTTATAAGAGGATCGTGCTTGGAACACAGATCAGTACTTAATAGGATATAGAAAATGCCAGCGATTGTAACAGATGCTTTAAGAAGACAAATTGCACAGGACTTCTTTGACCAATTTACCGGTGATACAAGAAAGTATTACATTGGAGTTGGTCGATCAGAACAGTGGGATTCCACGGATACTGTACCAACACCAACAAATACTCCAACTACAGTTGAGGCATTTCGAAATGGTTTACAATCGGTAAAAAAAGTTGAGGCAACTTCACTAGTTGTTCCTCGTCACACTTGGTCGTCTGGTAGAATTTATTCACAATATGATGATCAACAAGGTGGATATCCTACACAACCATATTATGTAATGAATGAAACGCGTTCAGTATATGTGTGTTTGGAAACTGGTCGTGATGCAACTGGTGCTGCTGTACCGTCAACTGTACAGCCTACACATGCAAATTTAGATTCACGTAGAGAATCCGATGGATATGTTTGGAAATTCCTATTTACAATTAGTGCTGAAAGGGCAAATAATTTTTTATCTGCAAATTTCATGCCAACACTTTTACAGGGTGCAACTGATTCCAACTCAACAGGTATTCAGTTAAAACAAAAGGCAGTAC